CAGAGCGGTCCGCAGCAAGTGCGCCAGGTTCGCATCTACACGACGAACGGTTGGGGCCACTAAAAGAGCCGTGCCAATTGAAACGCTGATGACGCTCGCCCGCCAGGCTGGGCACGAGCCGATGCCGATCCCGCGCGTGCCGCGCACCCGCGCGATGGGAACGTTCCCGTTCGATGCTGCCGGGCGCGGGCGTCGGGGAATCGGATGGAATCCGCCGTTCCTGGGCCTGAACACGCTCCTGTTTTCGCACGGGCTGGAGCTGCAATCGCGGAACCGGGACGCGGTTCGAAACAGCGCGTGGGCGGCGGCAGCCGTGGATTCGTATGTGGCGAATGCAATCGGTCGCGGCATTCGCTTGGTACCGCACCACCCGGACGAGAATGTGCGCGACCTGATCACCAGGAAGTGGAATCGATGGACTCGGGAGTGCGATGTCGAGTACGACCCGCGGAATCCTGCATCTGGCCAGACGGATTTTTACGGCCAGCAGATGGTGATTGCCCGCGAAGTCATGGAGGCCGGCGAGTGCTTCGTCCGGTTCCGCCCGCGCTCGGTGAAGGAAGGGCTTACGGTTCCGCTGCAACTCCAGTTGATCGAAGCCGAGCAGTTGCCCCTGTGGCGCACGGCGGTCGAGCAACTCCCACCAAAGAACTCGGTGCGGTGTGGAATCGAGTTTCAGCCAGACGGACGGCGCGCGGCATACCACTTTTGGAAGGCGCATCCGGGCGAGACGATTTTCTTCCCGATGGACGCGCTCTCGGTCGAGCGAGTGCCCGCCACCGAAGTGCTGCACGTTTACAAGCCGATTCGCGCCGGGCAGTTTCGGGGACAGCCGTGGCTGACCTCGGTGATCGCGAAGCTCTACGAACTGGAGCAGTACACCGACGCGGAGATCGTCCGCAAGAAACTCGCGGCGATGATCACCGGGTTCATCACGCAAGCCAGCCCGGACAATCCGATCATCCCGCCGGATCAGTATCAGAACGGGCCGAGCCAGACCGAGCAAGGGACGCAGATCAGCAAGCTCGAACCCGGCACGTTTCAGGTATTGAACTTCGGCGAAGAAGTGCAGTTCGCCGAAGCGAAGGATAGCGGCGATTTCAAATCGTTCATCAGGAGCTGCCTGCAAGCTTTCGCGAGCGGTGCCGGACTTGCCGAGTACCAGATCAGCGGCGACCTGTCGGGGATCAACTACTCGTCGATCCGCGCCGGCCTGCTGGAGTTTCGCCGCAAGTGCGAGCAGTACCAGCATTCGGTTTTCATCTTTCAAGTCTGCCACCCGGTTTATAAGCGCTGGCTGCGCGACGCAATGCTGGCGCTGGTGTTCGGCATTGACCTGTTGAACGCATACAACAAAGACCCCGAGCCGTTCGAGGAAGTGCAGTGGGTCACGCCCGGTTGGCCGTGGGTTGATCCCGAGAAGGACATCAAGGCTTCCAACGATGCCATCCGCAGTGGTCTCTCGACGCGCTCCGGCGAAGTCGCGGCGCAAGGACGCGATTCCGGGGCGGTTGACGCGGAGCAGGCCGCAGACAACAAACGCGCCGACAAGCTCGGGTTGTCCTACGACAGCGATGGCCGGAAGGTCCTCACCGGGCGCAACGCCGGATTGACGGAAGGCGAGATCCAGACGGACGCGAGCAAGGGAGAGGTGGATGTGAAGCCGTGAAGAATCTGACTCGTCTTGCATCGCGGTTCGTGAACACGCCGCTCATGATTCATCCGCCCAAGCTGGATGTGATCGTCCAGGCGGTGGGGCCACGGTTGGGGATCGTTCCGGTGGCCGGCGTGAAACTCGCGGAACCGTTCGCCGCCGCGTACATGGAGCAGGCCGACGACAGCGGTTACCAGGTGATCGACGGCATCGCCGTGATTCCGATCCAGGGCGTGCTGACGAAACAGGAGTCATGGGTTTCGGCGTTGAGCGGTTGCAGTTCCTATGCGCAGATTGGGAGCTATGTTCAGGACGCGGTGAACGACGCCGGAGTGCGGGCGATTCTCCTGCAGGTGGATTCGCCTGGCGGCGAGACCACGGGCTGCCTGGAACTGTCCGACTACATCTATTCGCTGCGAGGCGCGAAGCCGATCTATGCCGTCGCCGACGACTTCGCGTTCTCAGCAGCCTACGCACTCACCAGCGCGGCCGACAAGATCTTCGTCACGCGCATGGGAGCGGTCGGCTCGGTCGGCGTGGTGGTGCTGCATACCGAGGATTCGAAGTTCAACGATGAGCAGGGGTTCAAGTACACCTACATCTTCAAGGGCGACAAGAAGGTTGACGGGAACCCGCATGAACCGCTGTCGGAGCGGGCAGAGAAAGACATCCAGTCCGAAATTGACCGGCAGTACGACCAGTTCGTAGCAACGGTCGCGCGGAATCGGAAAGCCGATCCCGACAAAATCATCGGCACGCAGGCCGCCGTGTGCTGGTCGGAGAACGCGATCCCGCTGCTGGCAGACGAGGTCGGAACGCTTGGCGATGCCATGAATGCGCTTCGTCAACTGCTCGGCGAGCCGGTCCAGAGTTCCACGGCGGCGATTGCCGCAAATTCAACAACCAAGGAGGTAACAGCAAGTATGCCCAACGAAACGCTCACAATCGCCGCCGAGGGTAAGAAGCCGGGCGACGGTGACGGCGACGAGAAGACCAACAACGAACCGAAGTACTGCCATGCATGCGGAACCAAGCTCCACGCGGACGCGACGTTCTGCCATGCCTGCGGCACGAAGGCCGAAGGCGAGGCGTCTGGCAAGTTCTGCCACGCCTGCGGTGCCGAACTGCGCAAAGGTGCGGAGTTCTGTCACGCCTGCGGCGAAGGCGCAAAGAGGGACTCCAAGAAACCGGAAGGCATGGCTCCGCTTGCCGGCCTCGCAGCGATGCCGCTGAAGATGCGTCCCGAAGGCGACATCGAAGCCATCGGCGCGCTTTGCAAGATGGCCGGCTGTCCCGACAAGACCGCGGAGTTCCTCACCAAGAAGAAGTCCAGCGGCCAGTACTTCAGCGTGGCGGACGTCAGCGAAGAGTTGACCGCCGCCCGCGTGATCGAAAGCGAGAGGAGCATGATTACATCGCACGTCAATCCCAACCAGGGCGCGGTTGGTTCGCTTCAAGAGATTGAAGCGCAAGCCACCACTTATGCCCGCCAGAATCGCGGCAAAGAGACTCCGAATCTTTACGCCGAAAGCGGTACCACCAAGCTGACCAAGGAGCGCGCCTACGCCCTCATGCTCGAAGAGCATCCCGAGGTTTACGGCGCGTTCGTGGCGCAGCACAACGCGAAGGGCCTGATCGCCACGCTCGAGCGGGCTGGCATTCGCCTCGCCCGGTAGCAGAGAGGAGACAGACATGGCATTCGAACAGACATTACGTAATGTAGGGCTTCCGGCGGCGGCCGACCTCACGAGCAACGGGACTGTGAATCCGCAGTTCTACTTCGTGACCGTCAACTCGTCCGGACAGATCAACTTCACGGGCGCTGGCGCCGTCGCCGATGGCGTGGTCCAGGACAAGCCCAACGCGCAGGGAGTGGAGGCGGAGGTCGCAATCCTTGGCATCACCAAGCTGCTGACCGGCGCGGCGGTCAATGCCGGTGATCCGCTCATGGCCAACGCGAGCGGCCAGGCCATCACCGCGACTACCGGCAATTTCGTGCGTGCGCGCGCGCTGGCTGCATCGGCGGGCGCTGGCGTAATCATTCCCGCGCTGCTGCTCGGCCCGTACAAGATGTAGCGATTCATCAATTAGGAGAAATCACAAATGCCTCAGCCAACACTACAAGACGTTCACGTCAACCGACCGCTGACGAACATCTCCGTGGCCTACCTTCAGGAGGCCGCCGGAGTCGAATTCGTCGCGGACAAAGCCTTTCCGGCGGTTCCCGTCGAAAACAAGAGCGATCTCTACTACACCTACGCGCGGGCGGATTTCAACCGCGATGAGATGCAGAAGCGCGCGCTTTCCACCGAGTCCGCCGGCACGGGTTACAACCTGAATTCCACCGGCACGTACAACTGCGACGTCTGGTCGCTGCACAAGGACGTGGATGACCAGATCCGCTCCAACAGCGACTCGCCGCTCGCACCCGACCGTGACGCCACCATTTTCCTGACGCAGAAGGCTCTGATCCGCCGCGAGAACCAGTGGGTCTCCAGGTTTTTCGGCACGGGGATCTGGACCAACAACGTCAGCGGCCAGGCGACCGCGGACTCCACCCATGTCATCTATTGGGACGCCGCGAACTACCCGAACGGCAGCCCGATCACCGACATTCGCAACGCGAAGACCCAGATGCGGCTGTCGAGCGGCGGCTTCGCGCCCAACATCTTCGTGGTGAGTCGCCCGGTCTTCGATAAGCTCGTGGATCACCCCGACTTCATCGACCGCACCAAGTACGGCCAGACCGCGCCGAACCCGGCAGTGGCCACCCGCCAGATCATGGCCGAGATTCTCGAACTGGACGAGATCCTCGTAATTGACGCCGTGTACAACACGGCTGCGGAGGGTGCAACCGAATCCAACGCGTTCATCGGCGGCATGAGCGCGGCGCTGTTTTACCGCCCCAAGAATGCCGGCCTGATGACGCCCAGCGCCGGGTACGTGTTCAACTGGACGGGCCTGATCGGAACCACCGGCGGCGCCGGCGTCCGCATCAAGACCTTCCGCATGGAGCACCTGGCTTCGGATCGCGTGGAGATCGACTCGGCGTTCGATATGCGCCTGGTCTCTGCGGATCTCGGCTTCTACTTCAACAACGTGATCTCGGCGGTGTAGCCATGATGCTTCGTCGTGAATCATGGGCGCGGCTGACCAGGGGTTTGGTTCCGCCGCTGTACGTTCTGCGCCCGTTGCGGGGCTTTACGCCGTCCGACATCGGCGACGAGTATCCCGCGCCGGATGCCACCAACAAGGTCCAGTTGACGCGCGCGCGGCAACTCTACGAGCAACGCAGGATCGGGACGCGGGAGGAAGTCGAGCGAGCGCTCTCCAGGCTTCCGAAGAATGAACCGGCGAAGCCGGGAAAGGAAAAGAGGCATGGCAGTCAAAGTGGAAAAAACACCCGTTAACGCTCCGGAGTTTCAGAGCGCGGGTCC